GTGGAGCGCGTGTACAATGTGGAAGTAGTCATGGCGGATGGCAGCAAGGGGCTACAGGCGCCCCCCATGACAAACCGGAGGACGTTTTTCGGCAACATGTCGGCTTTTCGAGACGAGCTTATGGCCAACATTGCACCCGTGAGTAGGATGTCACACAGTGAATTTGTGGAGACGTCACCTGCACACAAACGCAAGGTCTATGAGTACGCTCATGCCGATTATCTGAAACGGGGTATGTCGCCACGGGCTGCGTGGGTAACATCATTTGTGAAGGCAGAGAAGGTTGCAGTGAAAGCTGATAAACCTGATCCTGCACCTCGCATCATACAGCCCCGTGGCGTGGTTTTCAACCTCGTCTTTGGGTCGTTTATTCGACCAGCTGAGAAACAAATCTATAAGGCGATCGACCGCGTCTACGGTCGCCCCACTGTCGTTTGTGGACAAAACGCGCAACAAACCGCAAGCATGCTTCATGACGCATGGACTGAAATAACTGATCCAATTGCCATCAGTTTAGACCTGTCCCGCATGGACCAACATGTTTCGGTTCCTGCTCTTAATTGGGAACACAGTATATATCGGAGAATATTCAAACACGACACATGCTATGACACCTTGGAATGGTGTCTACAGCGGACTGTGAAGAATGAAGGCCGGGCATACGTACCTAACGAGTATGGATCGCGCTACACAATCAAGTACAGTAAAAATGGATCACGCATGAGTGGTGACATGAACACGTCACTTGGCAACAAAGTGATAATGTGTGGGTTATTATACTCATACTATGTTACATATTGCGGTCTAAAGCCCCGTGTCGACGTTAATGTAGTTGACAACGGCGATGACTGCGTTGTCATCATGTCACGTACTGCGTATGCCATTCTTTTACGTCGTACCCAATGTAGCAAACGCTTGGAAACATTAGCGTTAACCGACCCTGACAATTGGCAGGAAGTCTACCTTGCAACCCGCGAGGTTGATGTCCAAGCCTCTTTGCAGGATGTCGGCGCATGGTTTCTGATGATGGGTTTCACACTCAAGGTTGAGGGTTTCACCGACAAATTTCAGCACATCGATTTTTGCCAGACCCGCCCTTGTTTTATTGATGGCCGCTGGATTATGGTCCGTGGATTAAAGGCGCTTAGCAAGGATTGCTATTGCCTTAAGCACAAGGACTATTTGCAACGATGGCTGTCACAAGTGAGAAGTGGGGGTCTCAACACATATGGATCCACACCCATTTACAGCGCCTTCTATAGCTCATTCCCTGGGGGTATTGACACTGGCCGCAATCTACTTGTGGACAGTGGACTTTATTACCTTTCGCGGGGGATGACTTCAGGTACAACAGTTACTGACAGTAATAGATTGTCTTTCTTTGAGACGTTTGGCGTGACTGAACGGGAGCAAGTCGCGATTGAGCGTTATTACCAAAGTTTGACATTCTCGGATCAACCTGATCCAAACAACCCCGGTCTACTACTTCCACTTCCCTGGCTTGGGGCCTAACCGGTCGGCCCTCCACTCTTGCCAGGCAGCACCAGAGTGCACCCCATGTGTAGCATCCACACAGCAATGACCGCCGGGCTCCCCATATAATTTACTTGAGTTTTATTATATATACCCGGGACTCACACCCTATATCAAGTGAGATGGTTAAGGCCAATCGTAAGAATGGTCGCAAGAACAACAACAAGAACCACGGAAGGCAACAGCAACGGCCAATGCGTACCCGCCCTATCGGCCGTCGCAAAGGCGCTGCAAGAGGTCGCGGAAAAGCTAATTACGCTTACGAACTTTCTAAGCGCGTTTTCAACGCTTTTCACCCGCAGCACCTACCGCTTTCCACGCCCATGGGCCCGCACATGATGGTCACCACTCGTACGTCATTCACGACCGACAATTACCTTACACTGATCGGTACGATGACGCAAAAGGCTTACCCGCCATGGTCTAATGGGGTTGAGGGCATAGCGAGTAAGCGTGAGTGGGTAAACAAGGTAGCAATGTCCACGGGCGGCTCTGGGATCACCCCTATCGGCCAGACCGTGTATGATGCAGACTACAATCAACTGACCATACCCGCACCAACCATGGACATGGACGACTTCAACCTCGTGCCTGCGGCAGTCTCATTTCAAGTCTCAGGCACAGACTCACTCACTAATGCGAGTGGGGTCGTTTACATCGGTCGCACGAAGAATATCCTCGCGACGCCCGCAAACGATGGTACTACGGTTTACGGTCTCGGTAAAGGACTTATTTCCTTTTCGAATCCGAAAATTATGTCAGTCGCAGCACTCACCATGAGGCCTCAGCAGGTGAATTGCCTTCCAGGCAACCATGCGGATTTGGCGGACTTCGAACAGATGGAAAAGTACGATGACGCCACTGGGCAATGGAATGACACAAACGTCCCTGGGACTGAGTTTGCCGGGTTCAAACCTGGCTATATCCTCAACCCCAACAACCGACCTCTGCTCATTACCGTGGCTGTGCAGTGGCGTCTCCGGCTTTCGCCAATGAATCCCATGCACTCATCGCTCACCCATTACCCACCAACGCCTGCACCTATTTGGCATGCAATCACCAGCGCCGCCGAACATGTGGCGAACGGCGTGGAGGACGTTGCGGCAGCTGGCAGTGTCGGTGCTGCTGGCTATCTTGCCAGTGGCGGTGCCGCAGAAGGTGGTCTACTCGCCAGTATGGGGGGGGCGCTTGAAGCAGGCTTTGGTAGCGCAATGACCTATGGCGCTGCAGCCTTGGAGGCCGCCCCGATGCTTCCGCTACTAGCTTTGTAGTGGCTTGTATCCAGGTCATTCGGTGCTACACACACACATGGGAGCAGGCCAGTCAAATGAAGACTGTCGGGAACTCTTCGAACCCGCTCCGCCGAGAAGATAATGTACAAAAATAATAATAATAGGATAAGGGAACAGTAGACTAGCGCGGGGACCTTTTCGACCCCGTTCCCTTGCCACATTTAAGTGGCGAATACGAGAACATGTAGATGAGCTTAATTTCTTGAGCTCTATTGTGACCCGACGACTGCATTGACGCGTCGACCTGAACCACACACAGCGACAAGCACATGGATGTATAGCATCCGTGCAAGGCCGCCATTTTTACGTGTGGGTGGTAGACGCTGAGCATGCCGGATCTCCTTTCGGTACGTCAACAGACGGTTTGGCTCGCCACCCGTGTCACAGTAGTAAGTTCGAATGCAAGTATGGAACCCAGCGCAAGCTGGGGGGGCTTATCCATCATCATCTGCCTTCCGACCCCTTCGGGGCCCCCACAAGTAAAGAGCTTCTTGTCCACAGATTACTGTGGTTGCCGATTCGACATGTCAGACTATTGGCATGCCGTTTGGGGGCGTGGTGTTGAGTACGGAGTGGCCCTCCGGAAAATCACCGCGTCCCGGTTGGGACTGGCCGATGTGCCCCTCCCAGCCGAATCGATCCCCGCTATTGCTCGGGGGGATCGCCCCGGATCCATCGCTGCCCTGTTGGCGTTTGACCTCGGGAAACCTACCGTTGCGGTGCCGTCGTGGGGCGAACAATGGGGGGTGTGTGCCGACATGTTGGCCATGCCGTTCGCCACACTTCGGTACGGTGTGCAGGAGTACATCAATCTGCGCGAGCTACACCTTCGGGAGTGGTACGCTAAGTCCATCGTTAAGATGGGCCAGATGCGCAGGCCGTTACTTTATGTGACAGCACTCGGGCTAACAGTCGGGGTCCCATGGTATCTTTATAGGTATCTAACTCACTACAACGTGAGTGATGTATGGGACCATATGGTAAACACCGACGAAAGGCTCGGAACAGGTCAAGTGATTGACCCCAACGGGATCCTAGTACCACGGCCAATGGATGATGAATTCAACCAGGCTGTTACGGACTATTGGGATCGCTGGACCTGGCGCGGCGAGCTGATGCGGTTTCTTGAGAGAATTGGTGTTTCACCGGTACTCACACAGAGAATGCGTCGGCGCGCCGAACGCGCGGCTGCAAGACGTCGTACGGATAACCAGCTCTTGAGGTACCGTGATAAGATTATGCTTGTCCGGGCCGAAGTGTATGCCACTTTGGGTAAAGAGAGCATCCGCGACGATACGCCAACCGCCCGTCTCGCAGTGGCCCGTGTTGTAGAGGAGAAGATGAATATGATGACCATCGACATCCTCACGCGCGAGAACATTCGCGAGGCTTGTGTGAATGTGTGTTTTATTGACACAGTGTTCGACAGGTCAGGGCAGGCCATCTTGCTTGGCCCCCCACGACGTCCCATCTGATGGGGCCCCGTCTGCCGCGAAGGATTCGATACCAGCATTGACTATCGAGGTTCTGACATTGCTGGTTCGTCGGGGATCGAAATCGTGGCGGGCGTGGGTAAGTCGCGTTCGATCCACCGTAGCTACATCGAGTTGGTGGGGCTACGGAGGGTCGACTGTAAATATATTGTACATAACAACAGTATGATAAACATATTGCGCGCGCTAGTGGAGCGCGTGTACAATGTGGAAGTAGTCATGGCGGATGGCAGCAAGGGGCTACAGGCGCCCCCCATGACAAACCGGAGGACGTTTTTCGGCAACATGTCGGCTTTTCGAGACGAGCTTATG